CCTCCACCACTATTTATTGCTAATTTATTTCCACTTGTACCAATTTTAGTTGTACCACCACTTACAGTTTCAATAGTAAAATCAGCATCAACTGCATTAGTTGTTTCAAATGCTACACCACTACCACTTGTTCTACCTTTAAATTTAGTACTTGTGTTTACATCACTAGAGAATGTAGCTGCTCCTGTGGATGCTATGGTAAGTCTATTAGTACCACCTGTTGTAAATCCTAAAGAATTTGCACTATCTCTATACATTCCTGTATCTGTATCATCTTCAAAAGCAAAGGTTGGATTTGCTGCCGAAGAAACTGCTGCTCTTAAAAAAGCACCTTGTTCATTTGGCTTATTTGATTTAAATGCATTTGTGCTTGTAGTCCAATCTCCAAAAGTTAAATTGCTACTAAACCTTCCTGTACCATTAACATCTAGCTTGTAGCCTGAATCAGTTGTAGTTCCTATTAGTACATTGCCTCCGCTACCTGTATTTAATATTAATTTTTGTCCATCAATATATAATGGTTTATCATATCCACCACCGCTTCTATTATAGCCTTGTATAGCATATAAATTAGCACTTGAAGTATATCCCATTTCTAAACAATAACCACTACTTCCTGCAGTATATCCTGTTGCAATATATCCTCCACTTGCCGTTACACTTGAACTAAATGTTGCACTTGTTCCATTTAACGCACCCGTTAAAGTACCCCCTGTTAATGGCAAATATCCACTTAACGCACTACCATAATTAGGAATATTTAATGTATTAGCTACTAATGTAGCTGCTCCACTTGTTCCCGTTGTGGTCAAACTTAATGTAGCTTGTTTATTATTAAATATAGTCCAATCAGTTGAAGATAATGCACCACGATTTGATGCACTTGCCGTTGGTATATTTAAAGTTATTACTGGCGTTGTAGTTGTTGTAACCGCAGTACTGGTAATATCTATACCACTTGTGCCAATAGTTAATGCCACTACATCAGTAACTGTCCCTAAATTACTTGTTTTATTATTAAATGTATTCCAATCCGTACTGGTTAAATATCCGTTTACGCTAGTTGTAGCAGCTGGCATACTAATTGTTGCACCAGTTAATACTACTGGCGCAGTTACGCTTATTGTAGCTTGTTTATTATTAAATGTAGTCCAATCTGCGCTGCTTAATGCACCACGATTTGATGCACTTGCCGTTGGTACGTTCAAAGTAATTACTGGCGTACTTGTACTATTTGCTACGCTACTACTTAAATCCGTTCCGCTAGTTCCTAGCGTTAATGCCGCTACGCTTGTAACGGTACCCACGTTTGTATAATTAGGAATATTTAATGTAGCACCTACCAAAGTAGCTGCGCCACTTGTTCCAGTTGTTGTTAAACTTAATGTAGCTTGTTTATTGTTAAAAGTAGTCCAATCCGCGCTGCTTAATGCACCGCGATTTGATGCACTTGCCGTTGGCACGTTCAAAGTAATTACTGGCGTTGTAGTGCTATTTGCTACACTACTACTTAAATCTACTCCGCTAGTTCCTAGCGTTAATGCGGAAACACTTGTAACGCTACCAGCACCAAAAGTACTGGTTGGCGTTGTTGTTCCGTCTGCTAATAAAATTTGTGAGCTTGTGCCACCACTTTTTATTAGACTTGTTGCGGTAAAAGTACCCGTTAAGGTAGTTGCACCCGTATTTTTTATGGTTAATCTTGCCGTAGCATTTAGGACATCATATATTTGATAATCATTTGCACCACTATTATATAAGTTTCCTATACGCCATTTAGAAGTACCAGCATTTTGAAAAAGTACAAAAGCATTATTTACTCCAGTTCCATTAAATTGCGCAGCCGTTCCAGTACTATGAATATCCAATGGGCTACCAGGCGTTGTAGTATTAATACCTAACCTACCATTAGTAATATCATAAAATAAATTGTTATTACCACTTATAACATCAGTACCAATAAAATATGTTAATTGTCCGCTTACACCAGCACCAGTAATTGTTCCCGTACCTGGGCCGCCGACTAAATCCCACCCTACGCCATTATCACGATAAAATGCAAATGTATCAGTAGATATGAACATACGACCTTTATAGCCTGGCGTTGGTATATTAGCGAATAAATCGCTATACCACGCGGGACTACCCTTTTGATTAAGGACATCATAATCAACTGAAATATTACCCACTATAAATAGTTTTTCTTAATTGTAACTAGGTTATTGGTTCCAGCACCAGTAAAGGTTGCTAAAAATTGCTTGTGCATAATTTCACCAGCATTGCCGTCTATTGTTAAACTTTGGTTTTGTGTTAAAACCACACTTTCAATAGTAACCGTATTGCTGCCATAATTTATAAATGTAATACTATTGCAATTACTGGTAATAAAACCATTTGCATCATAAGTAATGAAATTTACATCATACTCAATATATCCAGCTTTTATATTAAAATTTGCCATTGTATTATTTATTAAAGGTTAAAAAAGTTAACAAGTACTAGGAACTTTGTAATTATTACCAGCCATACTACCATAGTAAGTTTGGTAAGTACTTGGTTGATAACTTACTTCTGCCGTATTTACTTTATCAACTAAAAATTGATTTGGTACACTTGTAACGTCAATTACATCAGTATATTTACTTGCGTCATTCAATACTGGTGGCATTACTGGATTTTTGACAACATTGTTATTTGATTTGTTTGCATACATTTTATAAAAAAAATAATAAGCTAGTCCAACACCCACCAATAACATTAAATTTTTATTTTTCATAGTTCGTTTTTTAATCTTGATAATCTGGTACATTATAATCGTCTGGTAAATACTCGCCTGGATCTAGCGGCCCAACTTCAACGCTGCCTTTTAACTTTTTAGGTATTGTAAATGAATACAAACCAAAAAGCAATAATAACAATAATATAGTATTTTCTTTTTTCACTTTTTTACACTTTTATATACTGCTGGAAATACAAACGCTACCACTACTGCGCCAATTATCCAAGGTAAATATTTTTGTAAGTAATAATTAACCGCGCCTTTCTGCTCTATTTGTTTATTTATATTTTCATCTTTAATTTTTGCTAATATATCATTTAGCCCTGGTAAACTTAAATTGCTATCGTGTTTAACATAATATGGAACTCCGTATGTATTATAAAATTGCCAATAGATTTCCCCATTGCTTGTAACATACGAATAAACAATACCAATTAGTCCGCCGTCATTAATTACCCTGGCTACTGCGCCACCAGGTACATTATATACATTAACTACGCCTTTTGCGTATAAACTTTTATTTATAACCCTATCTGCCGTAATATTAGCCATTATAACATTATTAATAAATTTTGCAATTTGCTATCAGTCATAGCATTTAATTTTTTCAAATGTTCTATACTAACGCCTTTTTTCATTAAGCTATCTAATATTGTAATTGCTTCATCATTTATATTATCAATACCAGCTACGCCACTCATAGGCCTACCGCCATTAAACATACCACCTACCATACCAAGTAAACCACTAATTAAAGCCTCTTGCACTTGTGGATTGCTTAACATAGCATCAATACCAGTTTTTGGTTTTTCTTCAATTTCGTCAAATTCTTCTGCTGCCGCTAATCTGCTTTCAAGCATATTTAACTTATCCATTATTTTTTCCATAGCATAGCTATTACCACCGCTACCGCCACCAGTATAAGCACCTACGCCGTATATTGGTTGCTCTAATTCTGCTGGTCTAAATTTTAACATAGCGTGGCTAGGTGTACTTGCAGTAATATATCCAGTCTTATCCTTTTTAGGGTGTAATATTAAAGCATACAAAGTATTAACTCCGTTTTGCTCAAACGCTGCAATATTTTCTTCTAATATACGCCTAGCATTATCAATACTATCTTCGTTGCAAGAAAATAATAAATCTCTTTTTGTACCGCTAATAATTTCACAAACGGAATAGTAAGGACTGGTTGCATTTCTGTCAAACCAATCCATTACTCCGTTAGTTCCAGTTGTTTGCGCTTTTTGAACAGCTGCCATAATAAACTATATTATAAATAATAATAAATTCCGAAACTATATGTTACTCCAGTTGTTCCTAATGCAGCCGCAGTAGTTACGCTAGATTTTGTCCAACTAATATCAATATCATTCATTTCGGGTAATTCCCAAACGCTTGGACTTGTTAAATCCTGAATATTGTTAAATGCTAACAATGGTAACCTATATATGATTTGTAAATCGCCTTGATACAAAGTTAAAAACGATTGCTTAAGGTCAGCCAATGTTACTGGCGTTGCTCCGCTTAATGGCGTTTTTGTAATTGCAGTAGGCGTATATACTTGAATACCTTGTATCTTGGCATTTCGAAGCTGGGGTTGGTCAACGAACGAGAAGAAAGTTAACGTCGAACCACTTGGCACGTTTATTTCAACCGCCTGGTATCTTTTAATACGCATATCTTTATTTTTAAAAATTTAAAAAGTACCCGTATGTACTGACGGGTGGCAGTAGCGTTTAACTTCGCCAAAGTATATCGTTATTTAACGGTAGTTACATTTTGTAATAAGATACCGCGTTGAATTACCGCGATAAAGCTATTAGCTAAAATTGTAGCTGGAGCACCATTTGCCGTTAATTGGAAATTGATATTTGCAGCACCATTCATAACAATACCTGGTTCTACTGGATAGAACGCATCATCACTAGCATTATTTTGGTCAACTGGAAAAATTGTTTGTGCAGTAATACCAACACCACCTTGTGTTTGTGGCACGAAGTAATGACGATAAACGTCCCAAGCTGGTAAAACTTGGGCATTGTTAACTGTCAAATTTAAAAAACCATTGTAGATTGACCATAAATCATCATCAGTAGTTGTTGTAAAAATTGTACTATTTGGATAAGTATATAATTGTGCTTTTGTTGAAGTTCCAGTACCAACTCCAATTAATACTGCAATTTCACTTGCCACAAAAATATCTTGTAAATTCAAACGCTTTTCGTTTACACGAACTGCTCCATTTTGAGTATCATTAACCAATACTGGCAAATGATAATTTGCAATAGATGTAGATAAAGCTACCTCACTACGTAAATATGATTGCGTTAAAACCGCTTGGTCAACGCTATATCCTAAACCACGAACTAATGATTTTGCATTTTCAAAAATCATTCTTTGACCCATTTGACTTGCCATTGTATTTTAATTTTATTTATTATTAAATGTGTAAAAAGTTAGATTAACAACCTTCCTCGTCCATACCAGCTATTGACGGCGTCATATAGCTACTATCAACTAAACCAGCATTGTTATAACTACCAGCTACTTGCGGAACTTGATAACCAGCATAAGCACCGATACCATTAAGGATACCGAATGATTGTACTAATTTAAGACCACCAGCTGCTACCATACCAGCACCAACACCAGCACCGATATTACCTTTTAAATACTTTGGTAACATAATACCTACTACTACTGGAACGGCTGCTTTTAATTTGTCGTTCATAGTACTTGGTAAAAATTTAGCTACTGCACCTGCCGCTACTGCTCCAGCGATAGTATAAATTGCGCTAGTAACTTGACTACCCATTGCACCTACTCCAGACATTCTGCGTCTGCTAGTGCGTCTTTTAGTTGCTCTTTTTCTTCTTGCCATTTTGTTTGATTTTTAATTATTGTGAAAATTGTTATTAAATATTTTTAAATTTCATATCCTAATTTATCCGCTAATTCTCTAGTTTTTTCTTCAAATCCAAACCACGCTAATAAATTTTTATTGTTTGTATCTTGAATTGAAAAATCTTCAATATCCCATTTTTTACCAAATATATCAGCTGGACTATTTACACCACTTTCGTACATTGTATCTTTTAATAAAGTATCAATTTCTTTTTTATATCTTTTATAAAATGCTAAAGTATCATTATAATAAATTAAATCACTTATAATACCACTTTGCAAACCACTATATAATATATCTTTTATTACACTTTTTAAATTATCATAATCTTGTAATTTGTATTTTAGCATTGATACTATTCTTTTTTCCAATGGAGTTTTAGCTAATTGACTTAATCTTTTTATTTCTTGATTTTTAGTTAATACGTTTCCAATTCCTAATAATTTGCCTTTATCACTACGATTTGGTCTGCTTTCATAATAAGTATTACCATTAGCACTTGTACGTTTACCTGGTTTTTTTGCAGAATAACGCATATCATAATCTCTAGGCGTTAATTTTTTCTTTGCAACTTTTTTAAGTGCTGCTTTTTTCTTAACTACTTTACGCACTACTTTTTTAGCTGCTTTCTTTTTAGGTGCGGATTTTTTCTTTACTGCGCCTACTTTATTTTTTGGTATTTTTTTAACTATTGCATTTTGACCTCTTTTTTTATAAGTTTCTGCATAAGCATTAGCAATTAAAATATCATTTGTTTCATAAACTAAACTGCCATATACATATACTCCGTATGTAGTTTTTACTGCGCCTACTTTACGTCCGTATATATGTGCAAACGCTTCTTTTAAAGAAACGCCAGTCTTTTGTCTATACGCAATGGCTTGCTTAAATTTAGCTTTTGCCGTTTTTTGTGCTGCGGTCATTATTTTTTCTTTTTTAATATTAAAAATAGTCCTAGTCCAATTCCTATATAAAGTAATAAACTGCTAGTGCTTTTAGTAACATTACTTAAAATATTACTTGCTGCTTGTACTGGTGCTGGTGCTTGAACTTGTTGTATTAGTTGATTTGCTTCGTTTACATATCCACCTCTACGCAATTTATTTGCTAAATCTTCTGCCGTTATTGTTCTATTATAGTAACTATTATATGTTAAAACATCTTGAGTACCATAATTCCTTATATACTGCAAAATATTTAACGCTTCATTTTGTATGCTTTGTCCGTCCTTTATTATCCAGGTTATTGCACTTGTACCAATAGGTTGCCCATTTTTACTATCTAATGCTACCCACCCTTGCCAATCGTTTGGATTTGGTTTTCCTTTATTAATAGCGTTCATAATAAAAGGAATAGCAGCCATAACAACATCAATACCTATGCTAATTGGGTCAACTGGTGGTAATATTACTGGCATTTTTATTTTTTCTTTAAAATAAAATATAAAATAAGTCCACCACCACCAAGTAACAATAAAGTATTTGTACTAATTCCAGCACTAGGCGTTTGTTGTTGATATTGTGGTAATGTCGGCCCTTGATAACCATAATTATTTCCTTGTCCTGGTTGTGGTGCAAACTTACCAGCCGTATCAACTAGTTTTCCAAATAAATTATTCCAATCTATTGCGCCTATTTCATTAGATATTCCACCAATACCAGTAATACTTGCGTCTTGAATTGCCCTGGTAACTTTATTAATAGCAACTTTAAATTCTAATTCTTTGCTGCTGCCGTAAGTTAATACGCCAGAATTTAGATATTTATCACGCATATTAACTAATTTATCCCTATACCTTTCCATTTCTTGTACTGATGCTGCTGGTTGTGTTGCCGTTCCCGACATTGCAATTAGTGCCATTTTTATTTTTTTATCTTTTATAAATACTGGTTCTTTTCTTTGGTCAAACTTGGCAAGTACGGGATCTACCCAAACTTCATTTTTTGTTCCTGGATATAATACTGCAAAAACGTGTTGCGGTTCTTTTGTATCATATCTATAAGATGCAAACCTATACGCCATTGGTACCCTAAAAATTCCTTTTCTATTCAAACTACTCATTGTGCCGTTTATGAAGGTTGCAAATGATTTGCAATCTGCTCCTTGTTTCATACACAAAATTGCGCTGGGGGAACGCAACGTTTGTTTTTCAATAGGTTCAATGTAGTATGGTACATTTTGTTTTAAAAAATCAAAAACATTTTTTGCCGTTTCTACTTCATTATCCCCTATAAACATTTCGCTAATCTTATCATATTCATTTTGATAATTATCGTGATTATCTAAAATGCCTTGAACAATGTCGCTAGTGTTTTGGTCGTCTATTAATACCTTTTTAAAATTTGTAAATGGTGCTAGTTTTTGTAACACCGCATTTTTACTTATCATAAATTGTATTCAAAATTTAATGGTAATGTAATTAAATCAATCATTATATCGCCATTAAATACTAAATGAATACCACCAGTATTAAAGTTTTTTATTAATTCCGCTAAACCAGGATAAGATAAAGTAACTGGTATGTTTAAAATTGCACTACCAGTGCGTAATGTTGTAGGCGTAATGCCTATAACATATCCAATTTTAACATTGCTAATATATAAATCTCCACGAATATTTTGTATTTCAGCCGTAATATCAGTAGGGTTATTTACTTGCACTACTAAATTTAATGTAGGGTTTACAAATGACATAGTACTAAAATCTATTGTTTTAAAAAAAACTGAAAAAGTTTTTGATAAAACATATTTTTTGTAAACTATGTACCCAACTATTGTAGCTGGTATAATCCACCAATTTTTACCCATAAATTGTAATTGCCATAAAATTACGGCAAATAACTAAATAAACAAATTTTTTGTTGCCTGGTGCTATTTTGCTACTCAAAATGACGTTTTTTACTACTCAAAATGCCTTGAAATGTTAAATTTTAGGCATTGTGGAAAAGAAATTCGGGTAAATGTATATTCTTGTTTTATTTTTATTTACTTTTGCTATCGCTTCGCCTTTAGCGAACGACTAGAAAAGTAAATAAAATAGAAATACCCCTGGAAACACTATTTATTTAACTTTTTTGACCTTTATAAATAAATATTATTGGTAATATCAATAATGTTTCCTTATTTTATATCGTTATTCTATTTTACTGACTATAAAATTTTAAAAATGATGCACTTTAACTCTTTGAGTAGTACCAACGCCGTACTACTTGAAATCCAAAAAATTGTAAGAAAAAGGGAAACGCTGGAACAAATTTATCAGCTAACGCCCTATCGTAATGTTGCTATCCTATTATCAGCAACCAGTAAAGCTGGTGTTGAGCAAATGATATGGATAACTAATGATATGCTGCCGTTTCATCTACCTAATGAAATTGCAAACATATTAGAAGATAGTATTGACCAGTACAATAAAGATATTGCTAGTTTAAATCAACACTTAAAAACTTTATAATGAGTAAAAGACACGATTATAGAAATCATATAAAGCAATTAAGTATAGAAGGTCTAATAAAAACTATTGATTACTATACTGATTTAGTTGTTGAAAGGGCTGGTATTATGGATTTTACTAGAGAATTAAAAATGCTTTGTTATGCAAAAGAAAGATTAAAAAAAATTCAAATTAAAAACAAATAATTATGCGTAAAATTTATTACTTGGACTACATTATTTTAGTGGACGATAAAAGAAGCATCTATATTGTTGCGCTTGATATGTCCGAACACTTAACACTAGTTTCTGCCCAACACCACATTGATTACTTAACAAAATAAAACCTATGAACAATTTAACACAACCAGCGTACCCAGTAGTACCACTACAAGACAATTTTCATCGTATGATAGTTCCAGTACCTGGACTATCTAAACTAGAGCATTTTGCCCTAGAAATTTTTAAATCAAGACTATCAAATAATATAGACGATAGTAGTATTGAATTAATGAATTATAGCATAGATGATGCTGAAGAATTTTTACACAAAATTGAAAAAAAAACTAAAACTTTAAACAATGACAAAAGCAATGAAATGGCTATTTTTGACCGTTAACGGCCAAGCCGTAGTAATATTAATTACTGCTTTTTTAATATGTGCTTTACTTCAAAATTATTAATGTGGAAAATAATGACTATAAAATAAACATTGATGAATTACTTGAGAAACGAAAATACAACCCCGATTACATTCCTACAAAGGAAAATATTGTGTTTTCAATCCAGGATAAGCATATAGGTAGCCTACAAAATTTTATTATTTTTAGTGGACTTCCTAAAGCTGGTAAATCAACTTTTATTTGCGCTATGATTAGTAGCGTATTTAATACTTATGAGATTTTTACAATGAAATTGCGAACGCCACCAGGACGCAGAAAGGTATGTTTGATTGATACGGAAAGCTCCGACTACGATTTTTACCGCACTATTAATAAAATAAAAGGATTTGCCGAACTAAATGAGCTGCCACCTTATTTTGACGCATACCAGGTGCGTGAAGATAGTAGCGGAGCAATCAAACGTATGGTGGAACGATACCTGGAACTTAACCAGGACTGCGCTATTTTAATAGTGGACGGCTTACTGGACTTGCTAGTAAATTATAATGACGAAAAAGAAAGTAGCTTACTTACTAAATGGTTAAAAAAAATAACCAAGCAACATAACATTTTATTAATATCAGTACTACACCAGTCAAAAAGCAATTTAGCTACTACTGGTCATATTGGTTCTGCCTCGGACCGCTTTGCTCAAAGTACCCTGGATATTACAAAGGACAAAGAAAAAAACACCTATGTACTATCAAGCCGCTTTATGCGTTCCGATAGTGATTTTGAACCAGTTACTTTAATGAATTTTCAAGGCGTTTTTCAGCAAGTAGAAACCGAGCAACAAAAAGCCGCACCAGGTAAAAAAGCTACCGACCTAGACGAAATGGATAGTAAACGCTTATTGCAGCAAATTGTAACTATTCCAATGCCGTATGCTGATATATCCAGCGAAATTATTGAACGTACCGCCACCAGTAAAGCATTTGCAAAAAACCTAATTAAAATATGGATAAGCAGAAACTACATAGTAAAAGACCACCAAAACAATTACAAAATACTTTAACTTTTTAAACTTTTAAAAATGACATTCTTAAAACGCTTTTATTTAATTTTTGTACTATTTCCTTGCGCTATTTTATATGCTAGTGCCGTTGTTATTATAACAATAGTTCAACACTTAATAGACCAAAGCAAAATATCAAAATACTAATGGTTAGTTTGTAGTCAAAAAAAACCAGGTAATGCTTTTTAGGGCGTTACCTGGCTGACTATAAAATAGACAAATGATTGCCTACTCTAACTTTTTTCACTACGAAAATACTAAATATGACCAATAGAACAAAAATTTATTTTATAATATCACAACGCAAAGTAGTAAGTTTAAAAGACTTGCAAGATATTACCAGGTGGAAACCTATAACCATATTACGAGCCGTTGCGCCATTAATCATTAAACGCAAAATTAAAGCACTTACCCAGGAACATACTAGATACTTTACAATTATAGATAAACCCCTTAAAAATGGCTAAAATCCTCTATTCTGCTATTGTTTTTATGGCTAATAATACACCAGCTAGGAAATATCGCAATATTACAAATATTAATAGCTTTATCAATTTCGCTAGATCCATAGATGCCGACTATATTAACCTATACGAAAAAGCTACTAGGAAATTCCAGGAACGTATATACATAAAAAAAGGGACGTAGAAACGTCCCTTACTTTTACTCTAAACTATGCAATAAAACCACCTTATGATAAAAATAGTTGTTTTTCGGCCTTTCTGCGCCCTTCTAACCCCTTATTTACTTTACCCCCAGCATTAACCCACCTATCAAATTGCTGCGCTACAACGTTCTTATTTGTACCATTGTTAAGCAATTTAAGTAAGGTGCTACCAGCAAACGCATTTTCCCCTACATTATAAGTAAAACTAGCCAAAGCTAGTAATTGGTTATCCGTTACTGGAACCCTAACATTTTGCATAACAAAATCATATTTATCTTGTGCTTCTGCCAATAGCCAACGTTTTGCCGTTGCTTTGTCAATTATATCAGTTTTTTGTACTGGACGCTTTGCGTCCCAATTATAACCGCTTCCATATCCTACTGAATATTGCATATAGTCCCATACTGGCACCGCAATAAATCCTTCATAGTTTGATATTACATTAAATAGCCTATCGCTAATTGCACCAAAAGGCGTATTATTTAAAGCCGTAGCTATTTTTTTGCGTAGCATAAGTAATACTATTGTAGTTATAACTATACCAGTTAATATTTTCTTATCCCTGGTCATAGTAATTTAATTATCTTTTTTGCTATCTGCTGCGGCACCACCTAATAAAAATGTAGATATACCAGCTACCGCCTGGGCAATAACTTGTAATTTACCAGTTCCAGCCGTAGCAAAATAACCGCTAATTGCAGCTAATAAACCAAAAATTGTTGTTTTAGGATTTTTCATTTTTCTTTTTTTTACTTTGATAAATATTGATAATAGTATAAATAGAACTGGCACCAGATAGTAAACCAAAAATTAATGTCATATATGAATTAACTTGATTAATACTTAATATATAAGTACCTATACTGGCTATGCTTCCACCTATACTATTATCATTGTGTGTCATACTAAACGATTTCAGCATCTACTGACGCTGGTTTTTGCAATTCGTTCACGATTGTTTGAAATGCCTCTGCTACCGCTACCGCAGTATCTACATTTGGCATTAACCCACCTTTTACGGATTGGTCAATTACTTGTTTAATTAATTCCAGGGCTTTTTGCTTGTCCATTTGTTTATATTTAAAGGTTAAAAAAGTTAAATTAGTGTAATATTTAATTGATTAGCCACCCAATTAAAAGCATAAGTATTGCTATCGGAATTAGTTGTATATAAAATATAATCTTCTCCAGTTATATTTAAATAACCATTCGTTAAATTGATGCTATCAGTAGTAAGTAATGAATAATTAAATGTAGCATTATTGAATAAATTATTAGCGGTTACTGAACAATTTAAAATTGTTGCAAATAATTCTTGACCATTATACCATATTGATATAGGTTGTATTTCTTTCATATTATATAATTTGATAAGTAAATGAAAACCAAAAATAACCACCAGTTCCCAATACCGCTGGAGCAGTATATGAAAATCTTACCTCATTTGTTGCATTTGCAGAAATAGAAGCAACATATCCAGCACCACTAGGCGCAGTACCACCTTGTGCCGACCTACCAGTACCACCACATTGATAAACTTGCGTAAAATTAGTATTTACTGGTGTACTCATTGTAAATTGTGTTTCAGTAGTTATTGCAGTTGCAGAACCATAAACATAACCAGATACAGTTACAACTTTATCAACTTGCATATATTGGCAAGGATAAGCAGTTACTGCTGCACAATTTGTACCAGCCGTTACCGTAGGCGTATATGTTCCACTTCTTACATTGTTACTTGTACCATTAATTCCTAATGTTGTATTAAATGTAGCTGCTCCTGTGGGATATAACTTAAATAAATTATCTGCACCATAAAAACCTAATCCTAAATAATTACTTGTACTTCCATCGCTTACGTGATTATAAAGTAAAGTCATTTGATTATTTGCGGAGTTAGCTTTACCTATTAAGATAGCTACTGATTCACTTGCTATTAATGTTGATTTTGTACTATTTAATACAAAAGAAGCATTTTCATTAAATACAGTATTAATACTATTCCCACTAAACCTTCCTGTACCATTAACATCTAGCTTGTAGCCTGAATCAGTTGTAGTTCCTATTAGTACATTACCTCCACCACTATTTATTGCTAATTTATTTCCACTTGTACCAATTTTAGTTGTACCACCACTTACAGTTTCAATAGTAAAATCAG